GCTTGGCGATGAAATAGGCCACCGCCTTCGCTTGGTCCTTCGTGAGATGCTGTTCGCCGCCTAGCGTGCGCAGCGAAGCGACCGACGCTTCGTCCAGTGCATTGCCGTTGGCGTGCTTCACACCGCCGAAGTCGTATTCCTTCGCATCGGTTGGAACGCCGAGACGACCGTAGACCTTGTTCCAACCTTCGGCGTCGTTGGCGGCTTGCGGAATGCGAACGACATGTTCCGGCGGGGCGCCGATCAACTTCTCGGCTTCGCGGTGGGCCTTGGCTGCCGCCAGGGCCGCGTCCTTCGCCGACAGCTTGTCCCAGCCGCGATTTTGAAGATAGCCGGCGGTGTCGGTATCGACGCCTTCCGACCAGGGAATATTCGCTACGGGTGTCACCGGGGCTGCGGGTGTCGCGGGAGCGACCGCAGGTGTCTCGATTACTTCGCCAACCATTATGATTTGTCCTTTTGTTGTGGAGGTTGGCCGCCGCTATAGAGGGCGAACAGCGTCTCCGGTGGGAGTTGCAGGTGTTGTTGAATGCGCAGCCACACTTCTTGGCGGCCGAGCAACATCATAGTTTTATCATGGTTGCCCGGCACCGCACAAGTCTCGCTCGCACGACAGAACTTCGAAAGATCGTCCAGTACCGCGACGTTGGCGGGCTGGTTCAGTTGGAACGTCAGTTGGTAGGCACGCTTGCGCCCGCTAAGAAAATCAAGCGTTGTCTCGATGATGCTCGCCATTATGCCCTCACTGCTGCGGCTGTTGCTGCTGTTGCTGTTGTTGCTGTCCGCCGCCACTCTTGGCCGCCATTGCCTGTGCCTTCACCAAAGCCGCCGCTGCCGGCGCCGCCTGAATTTGCTGCTGCTTGGCCTGCGCTTGCGCCCGCGCCTGTTTTTTCTGCGCAAGCATCTCCGGCCCCGCCATCCAGCGTGTCGGCACTGCTTGAATGTCGGCGATCTCCGGCAAAGCAACTTCCAAATCAAATACGTCGTACACAGACGGATCGCCCGTCGCGTTCGCGATCGTGGTTGCTGTTTCCAGCGTCCGCATAAAGCCGGCGGCCTCTTGCGCACGCATGGCGCGCGAGATCGGCGACGTATACATGACTTGGTATTCGCCGCGCGCTTCCTGAAGGGCCGGCGGCATCGGCGCAAGCAGGTTCATGTCAGCAAGCAAATCAAGCTCGCGATCAATCATGGGGCCGAGGTATTCGTTTTGCTGGCGGCCAACCGAAGGCGCGAGCAAGATGCCCTTCTCGTTGGTGCGCTCGATGACTTCCGTCGCCGACATCTGCGGCGTCTCGGTCAAGATTTGGAACAGGGACACAAGAAATGCGTCGTTGATAAGCGCGCGCTCCTCGTCCATCATCTCCTTGGTGATGCTAATGTCTCCGGTTGGCATCGTGCCCACCAGGGGGTGCCCTTCGTAAGTCATGCCGCCCTTGTTGAGCGCGCCGGGGCGCATCGAGAAATCGACAACGCCATCATCCGTCGTCAGCAGAACCGGCGACGCGGCGCGGTGGCCCTGTGTCAGGAAGTCGCGCTTCTCGGCGTTCAAGGTTTTGATCGCCGGCAGCACCATCATCGCAGGGCTGCGACCGTAGACTTCGCCCGGCGTCTGGGTGTAGCGCGAGCATGCCATCGGGAATGACTTGTAGCCGCCCTCGCTGATAAAACATTCTGGCTGGAGGCAGATGTTGTAGCTGGCAAACATCTTACCCTTGGCGTCTAGACGCTCCGGGTCATAGTCTTCGCGCGGAACAACGCGCTGAAGGAAATCGAATGGCGCCATCAAGCACTTCTCTGCAGCCTTAACCAGCGTTTCCGGCACGTTTTCTTTGCCGAATTTCTGGATTGCCTGCCGGCCCGTGAGCCGATACCAGCGGCAGTAGCTGTCCACAAGGCCCTGGTGGTTCTCGCGCAAGAACATCTGGCCCAGCGGCACCGACTTGTACCGCAGGCCCTTGGAACGATCCGGGCCTTCATAGCGGTCAATGAACATGCACCCGGTGCCGAAGTTGCCGAGCGACTTGTACTGACCCTGGTTCTGCGCGCTGAAGTTCGCGATCGGCGCATAGCGGTATTTGAACAACTGGCGCGTCGTGTTTTCGAACCATAGACGCACCTGCCGGTTCTTCATCAAATAGTCCATGTCGGGCAGCAAGTTGTGCCACGTCATGTTCCGCGGTGTGAGCAGACTGTCTAGGATAGCGCCGAAGCGCTCGCACGCCATCATCGCTGTGGCGTCCACCTGCCGATCGGTTTTCTTCTGGCCCGGCCAGTTGAAGCAGCCGTAGTAGAACGTGTTGCGCGACGGCGGATCGACAAGCTCGGCGATCTCCTCCCATTGCTGGGCGAACACCGCGCGCCACGTCTGCATCTCTGAAAACTCATGCAGGCTTTCCTGCATGATGTCGTCTTGGTGCGTTGCCATTAGAACTGGTTTCCAGTTTTGTTGAGGAGCGTACCGGCGGCAGAGTTATACAACGTGCCTCCTGCGCCTTGAAGCACCGCGTTGTCGCCCGTCTGCGCCAGCGCATTCTTTTTCTTTTTCTCGATGTCAGCCTCGGTGTCCTGCTGCTCTGCCCCCGACGCGGGCCGCTTCAGCAAATCTTGCGCCGCTGCCATAACAAATTCGTTTTCGCCAGATGTTTGCACAATGCATGTCCTGTTCTATATGGCCGTCGATCAACTGGCTCATAGCCCTCCACAGGGCACCGAGGGTCTAGGTCACCATAACGCTACTACAAGAACGGATCAATGTCTACATCCTTTGCAACCGCCACTTTGGCCGAGCCGTCTGGGTTGGCATTGTAAAAAAGCACAGCCTTTGCAAAGCGCTTCGCCATGATCCCGATGCGCGTCCCCGACATAAGATCGTCATTGAGTTTAACGATCAACCCGTCCTTGCGGTGGTAGAAGCGGTATTCATCGAACCACTCGGAACAGGAAGCGAAGACCTTCAGCTTGTTGCCAAGGAAGCGCTCCTGCATCTCCATGATCCCTACTTCCGTCGAGTTGGCACCGTCTGGGAACTTGGCATGCTCCGACAACATCTTCACGCCGTGCTTCTTGTAGATGTCGGCAAGCGGCTTCAACTCCCCGCCGAACTCTTTGCGCTGCCAGCCATCCTGCGGCCAAGCAGCCGGGATGCGCCAGCCTGCGCCGCCAGCGCAAGGCTTCATGGCGGCGGCGTGCTGGAGCGGCATTGCCGACGCCATGCGGATGCACTTGATGACATAGATCGTGTCGGTGTCCTTGTCCCAGGCGAGCAGCACGGCGGCGAACGGATGGTCGATGCCGAAGTCGAGGCCCCACAGCAATGACCAGTGCCGCGGTATCGGGAAGTCCGGCACCGAGATGGATGCCTCGGCGATCTGAAATATCTTGCCGCTGCCGAGCATCGGGACGCCGCGAGCGCGGGCTTCGCGTTCGTGAGCCGGGTAACCGTCGATGATTTTCTTGCGGTCCTCCGGCGCAATGTGCTTGGCGTCCTCGATCGTCATCGTGACCAGGGCGCGATCCGGCGACTTCTCGTTGATGAAGCGCATCACAACTTCGGACATGCCCTGCAACGGCGTGAAGGTGATGAAGACCATTCCGCCGGTCGCGCTGATACGCGCGAGCCCTTCTGTATAAATATCCAATGGAGGTTCTTCGTCGTACCACAACCAGTCGAGCGTGTCGCCCTGCCACTTCTCGCGACCCCGTTCGTAGGACTTGAACTTCATCTCTGACCAGCCGTCTTGCTTGCCGTTGGGTCCGAAGTGTTTGACGAGGACGGTGTCGAACAGATCGCTCACACCACGCGCAAGTGACATCTTGTCTCGGTTGAGGCAGTCCTTCGGGATCATTCCGGTGCCGATGCCGCCCGCCGTGGTGCCGAGCAGAAGCCGTTGTGGGTTGTCTCTGGTGCTCTCGCCCGTCACGCCTGCCACCCAGCCGCGCGTCGGTCTGCTCCACCGCCGCCCATACCAGTCATCTGGATACCGCCCGGTCAAGTGGTAGCTGACTTCGGCCGCGCCGCAATAGGTCTTGCCGCACTGGTTGCCGGCGAACAGCAGCCGCTCGCGATGGGAGATGCCGAGATCATGGAACTCTTGCTGCTTTGGATATGGGGCGTAGAAGTCGATCTGACATTCGCGCTTCCGCCGCTCGACTTCCTTCAATTCCTTCTCGATCCGCAGAAGGTCTTCACGATGATCGCTCATTGCTGTTGTGCTTTCTTGCGTGCAACTGCTTCGTCCCAAATTTTCTGCACTTCCTCGGGCGATATGCCGTTCCCTGGGCTAAGTGCTTCCGACAGCCACGACATTGCGCAGGCGCCGTTGTAGGTCTTGCCGTCAGGGTTCAGTGCAGCTTCTCCGAGGGTTCTGACTTTGCGTGGGTCACTCATTTGTTGAAAGCCTTCCGTTCGCCGTTGTGTGTTTCGACCCGCCGCGTCGCCGCAGTGATGTCGTGTACCAGATTGCGCAGGTTGTCCGTCGTCATTGCAGCCGACGTTCCTATGAACACCGGCTCGATCGCGACATGGCCGTCGTGATATGTAGGCGTCATCGCCCACACCCGGAAGTTTGTATTGGTCCTAAACAATTCAGCCACCATTTGGAGCCCCCATGATGTCAGACAGATCATCGACTTCGGTGTATTCGCCGTCGATCGCGGCTTCCTTGGCATTGGCCTTCTGCGCCGCTTTAGAATTGCTGCCAAGCAACCTCGTCGGATCGACGCCAATGCGCTGCGCCATGGCAATAATGCCTGCCTCTATTTCGTCCGACAACCGGTTGTCTTCCACGATTACCTTGTGTTCTGTCTGGACGATCAAGCCGCCACGGTTCAATAGCTCGACTGCCGCCTTGAAGCGGTCCTTGTGCGTCGGCGACGCAACTATCTCGCGCAATGCCGAGGCGGCCAAGATCATGCCGCCGCGGAGCCGGCGATCTGCTTCCTCTTTGATGGCAGCCTGGACCTTTGGATCGCGTGACAGCCGGTGCCCCGCCTGCCACTTGCTGTCCTGTGTTCCACCAAAGCCCGCCATGCTCGCGGCAAGGCTGTTGTCGTCGGTGCCTGTTTCTAGCAGCGCAACAACGAACCTGCGCCTCGGTGGCGTCAAAGCAAGCATTGCTGGCCCAAGTGCATCTTCGGGCGGGTCGGGTATCAATTGAATACCCCCGAGAGCATTTCCTGTCATTGGAACTATCTTTTGCCAAAATTCTATAGCTACCTTAGCTCTAAGTCATGTCTAGGTCAATTCCAAAATTTTGCGCGAAAAAGCGTGCTGGGCCGCTTTTATACTACGCGTGCAACAAACGAACCCCACCGCCACCCCACCCCGGTCTTTTTACGTGTGTAAGCAACATGAGAGCGCAACATTATTGCGCAACATATGTGCGCCGATGATCCCCAAGGCCGAACAGTGTTCGCAATAATGTTGCTTGAACAGTGTTCGCAACAATCTTGCGTGCTGCTGAGTTGCGTGTGTGATGTCGATTGGCCCCAGAATGGGAGGAGCAAGGGAGCGCACGCAACATTATTGCGCAATAGATCAGGGCATGCACCCATGCACGCAACAATCGTGCGCAAGCGTGGATGCGTTGGAATGTCGCACATTATGAGGCCAAGTTTAAGAGGAAAACCCATTGATTTTAGCTGATTTCGGGATTATAATAGGATGGTTCTCGACCAAGGGAGGGCGTAGCGACCCACCCCAATGGTCAACCGATCCATCTTACTAATCCCGAGGGCAACATGAGCAGAACAGTAGAAGAGCTTGTAACAGCAAGCGTTGCATACCCGCCAGACGAAACGGCCATTGAAGATTTGGCAGATTGTGTCGGGGCAAAGCTGCACACCATCACAACCAGCGTGGGCACGGGCGCATTGATTGCGCTGCTGTTGCCGGGCTGCACAAAGGCGGATCCTCGTTATCGTCCGTGCGTCACGGCTTTGTCGGCCGTGCGGAGGCGCGAGGATTGCTTGCACATGTGGGAATACACCGGCAAGAAGAACCACTTCGGAAAGCCAGCATTGCGGTGGCTTCCGCAATTTTGACCCATGCCATGCGCTACTTGCATGACTGGTATTCCGTCAGCGCGTGCAAGTGGCACATTTCTTCCGCCGTATATCTACGAGAGCCAACCGGCTCACCATCGCATCATTCGGAGAATGAGCACCATGACACAAAACCCCATATCCCCCTATCTCATGCTACCGCTGCGCTCGCACGCCGCGGCCGCTCTTGACATCCACGAAGCCAGCTATCAAGCGGCGCTCGTGCGCCTTCGCATACGGCTGGCGGGACAGAACATGCCATTGCTTGGCCGCACTCCCTCAACCCTTGATCGCTTGTTGGGGAGCGTGGCATGAGCTATCCCCAAATGAGACTTGCGCGCGCCGCGGCCGAAATGCTCTATGGTGTGCAGTCCATGGCAGAAGACCGCGACATGGTTGCCCTGTTTGACTGCGAGGCTGATGCGTTATCATACCTCGATTGGCTGCAGTCCAAGACGACCGACACCTATCGCGTGGTGGTACTCACATGAGCAAAATCAGCTACGTTCCAACAGCCCAAGAACGGCATGAGGCAGAAGCTCAAATGGCGCGTTGGCGCCACATGGCGCAGGCAACGCCGGTTGGCACACAGATATGGCGCGGCATCGTTTGGGGCGCGTCGGTGGGCTTCCTGCTCGCCATGATCGTGACGTGGTGGTGACATGGAAGCGATCGCAAGTTTGATGATACAGTTTTTCATTGCCGCGGCTGTTGCTGCTCTAGCGATAGCGCTAGGCGAATGGGACGCGCGCCACTGACAAGTCCTAGCCCATTCCTTGCACGGGTGGGCTAGAACGTGCCAATGGGGTACGAAACAAGGAGTTGAACGCATGACGCATTATCCTGCGGAGTTCCGCAAGGGACAGCCCGTCCTATTCACGGCAACCAATAACACCAAGATCGCCGCGCGGCTCGTGCGGCCGTGCAAGGCCAGACCGGGCTATTGGTTCTTGGACATCACCGGTCGCCTTGGAACACAGTGCGAGCACTACGGCCGCCTGACAGCCCTTGCCAACGACGGACACCAAGCCGTCTTCGTTCTGGTCGCCGGCAGCCCTGCCCAAGCCGCTGCCGCTGCCCATGCCCGCAACATTCCCTGGACGCGCCAGCGCCGCGGGACGGACTGCCGCGTCGCCCACGACGAAAGCGCCGGCATTGTCCCCCTGGAAAACATTGGGGACGTAGTGCGCTGGTTCTGCGAGGACAGCACCCAACGTGCTGGCACGTGCCTGTTCTATAACCGCACCACGATCTAGGGAGGCATCAATGGCTTGACAAGTCTCTGCCCCTCGGATCACACCGGGAGGCAGGAACGTGCCAAGACGGTACGAAACAAAGGAGAATACTAATGGACAGCTTGCGCGAATTGAGTGTACGGCCGTTGCACACTTTCGATGAAGCTTACCACGCGGCGCGTGCGGAAACGATCCGCAAGCTTTCCGCAGAGATTAGCCGCATATCGTTTGTCTATGATGAAGCACTCCGCAATGTGCGCCGCGCGACGACAGCCGACGAACGGGTTGCCGCCATGAACGTTCTGACGGATATCGCCAAGACTTGCAATCGCGATTTGTTGGTCGCGGGCCTCTGACATGGGCGCAGGACCAACCAAGGAACAGGTTAGCCAAGCCATCCGCAGGAGCTTGCAGCAGGCGCGGCGGGACTACGGCGGGACCTACATCAAGGGCGGGAAAAACTGGTATCCCACCCTGACGTTGGACGGCAAATGGACGTTGTATGTTCATTTGCAACGGGCTTCCAATGGGGAGGCATGTTTGATCTTTCACGCTACCGTCTACGAAGGCGGCTGCGTCCACTACTGCCCGCATAAGCTCAACGTGGTTGAGGCAATGAACGCCGCGGGCATCTCGCGCCTAGCGCAATAGGAGGAACACTTGACTAAAGCAATTGGTTTAACATATGCCGCATTGGCGCGCTTGCGTCCATGCGAAGAAAGGGAACTGGCGGCAGTCGCTTCCATTGGGAGCCATTGGCGCAAAACCATCACCGCGGCAGAGGCGGCAGCCAAAGGTGTTCCGCTAAAGGACCTTATTTGGGTGGCGTCTGCCTTATCTAAAAACGACAAAGACATTGAACGTCGCTTGAGACTGTGGATGGCCGATTGTGCCGCACATGTGTTGCCACTTTTCACGACAAAATTCCCCGACGACA